GACCACCTCTGATTGCTGCCATAGCTCCTAATCCGAATGTTAAAGTACCTATTAAAGCTGCACCAAAACCAATACCAGCTGCACCCAATACAGCCCCTAATATTGCACCTGCAATGGCCGTTTTCATAACAGCACTTAGACCTTTTTCCTGTTCTACAGTAGTAGACTGTTGGTCACTTAGAAGTTGAGCAAGTTGCTCACCTTGTAATCCAATAGCATCTCCTAATGCCTGTCGTTGAATTACACTCATCTTTGAAAATTCTTCCTCACCACCAGCTTGCATCTTAACTTCTTCCATCATCTGTGCTAAATTACCACTAACGGCAAGTTGTCTTGCTTTATCAAGATTAATTTGACGTCCAATGATTTGACTTGCCTCTTGTTCTGCCTGTATTGATGATTCGTAATCTAATAATTTCTCTGCCACCGAATTAGTAGCACTTAAATTTAATCCCATCTGAGCTGCCTGTGCGGCTGCATCTTCCATGTTTTTACCACCATCTTTTGCGAAGTTTGCAAACATATCAGCATTGGAGGCTAAGTCTGCCATCACTTTGGAGGCAGCTAAACCTTGTTTTCTGATTTCTTTTATGAACTTACCCTGCTGTTTTAATCCTGTATCTTTTGTTACATCGGAAATAGAAGTTTGTAATTTTAATATTTTAGCTGAGTCAGTAGCTTCTACACCAAAAAGTTTTGACCTCATCTTCATTGTTAAAAGTTGTGCACTCGTAACATCATTTAATGAACCAAACTCATTTAACATTGCCTTGGTTTCTTCTTTTGCTAATGCTGCTGCTATTGGTAATGATTTAAAACTAACTCCCAATTCCATTACCAAATCAACTGTACCTTTAACAACATCTGCCAAGGCTGTTGCGGCCTTTACTCCCAACCCAATAAAGAATCCTTTCATCAGTATACCTCTAAATTGAGGATCGGTAACAAAACTCTTTACCTTAAATATTTTATCCTTGAAATCATTTATTTTACTCATAGCTTCGTTTTCCATTTCGAATTTTTTAGAAAAACTTTCACCACCACCGGCACCTTCAATAATTTTATCTACCGAGTCACCAAAGACTTGAGCATCCTCTGTCAACGCGGCAAATGTACCATCATCAAGATTTCCATTCGCCTTCAATTGTTCTAATTTTGCTGTTAAATCATTTACATAATCAACTCCTTCAAATTCACCCGTATCGATTGATAGCATAGCTTCTTTTCTGGCTTCTTGTGCAATGTTATATGCTTCTTGTCCTGCTAAATTTTCTTCTTTTTTANCTTTCTTCATCNNNTCGGAGGCATCTCGTGCAAAACCTTGTGCTCCTTTGGCCAAATTATTCTCTGAATCTGCAATTTTAAGTGATGCTGCAAGTGATCCTCTATTACTCTTTAAAAATTTACTATAATCTCTTGCTAAACTACGACTTTTTTTATCTTGTGTAATTTGCTGAGATTTTAACTTAGATACTTTGGCTTCTTCTGTTGCCTGCTTTTTAGTCTGTGCTTCTTCTTTTTCTAAAGCAGCTTGTTTTCTTTTTTGATCTGCTTGCCAAGCCTTAAAAGTCTGTCCTTGTTTTTTCTCTTTACGTTCAAGAAAGGCCATATATGAATCTTGATATTGTTTCTCTTTGGCTGCCCTATCGGCACTAGCCTTGGCTAATTTAACTTCATCTTGTAATTCTTTTTCTGTAGCCATTGTGTTCCTTGATTGATTAGATAAGTTTTAGTTATAAAACTTTATTTAGAAAATACAATTTTTAATTATTTTTAGATTCTTTTTGATCGGCAAAGCGTTTTTTGATTATATCACCCAACTCTTGATGTTGTTTTTCTAAATTCTTCACGGCCTTACGTGCTTCAGGATCTTTAAGTATATCCTTTGTGAAGGCATTTACTCTACCTTGTCGTAGATTATCAAAAAATTTATTGATTAGTGTATCTAATTTACTCATAATGAATTCCTTAAAATTATTAAAACTATTGTATTTTAGTTACTAATAAATATCTAAAAAATTACTTTTCCTATCTACGTTTGTTCTTTTGTTGAGCCTTTTTCATTTCTTCTGCTTCTTGTTTATAATGCTTTGTCAATCGCTGAAGATAGAATCGGCGGAGATAAATAGGCATATTATACCCATCTTGAAATGATATCCCACCCTTAGAGTGAAAAATTAGTTGGAATATTTCTTCGTGTATGTCAGGTTTATTACTTGGCTGCAGGCCAAAAAAACGCAGTGGTCATCGGGACCACTATCTCCTTCTCATCACCAAGTATGGATGTGAATGTATATGTCATGTCTACATCAGGTACAACTGTTTCTGCATGTGTTCTAAATGCTAACGAATCAACTGCAAGGAATTCATTATCCACAAAAGTGTTTATAAAATGTTGTTCAGTATTACCATCTACAGATGTGATTCTTCTCTTTAGTCTGGTAGTCATTTCATGTTTTACTTCAGCACCTATTTTTTCAAGTGCCTCAAGTTCTTTTTCTATTGACTCATCATCACCCCAAGTCAATATCTTAAAGGTTATTTTTCTGTCAGAATTTGGTAAGGTAAATGGAAATTCATTTTTTCCTTTTTCAAATTTGGATAAATCAAGTTCCTTTTCTTTTAGAGCTGTTAAGTCTATATTTACTTCCTCACCCTCAATTTCTACTATATATTGTTTCCCATAACCCAAAACTCTAGCTGCTATCATAATTGCATTTTTATCTCCAATTAAAATATCTTTTATATTAATATCTTCACCTACTATCAGAGATTGTAACAATTTATCTATTGCCACTCCTTTCTGAATTAAATTAGTCGATGTTAATATATCTTCTTCCCTAGCCGTCATGTATTTTAGTTCGACACGACCAGAAGCTAGTGGATGTTCGGGTGGATAGAAATGTCCCTTAGATGGTAAATCTATTACCTCGGTGGGAAATTGGCGTTTTTCTTCTGCCATTGTATTCTCCTTTGTGTTATCTTTCTATTGTATTGTATACAATATAACCATTTTTATAAAACTATAGCGCTGAGTATCGATTAAAATACCCAGCGTTTAAATTACTTACTTCACTTCAGGATTTGATTTCCCAACAGCGTCTCTGACGGAATAAAGTCCGAAAGATGCTAATATTGTCCAAACTAACTCAGGTACTTGATCTACTACACCTGCTGCTTGAAGAACACCAACTGCACCAGCTATTACTGATGTCCAAATGGTTTTTGATTTCCACCATTCTTTGTCTGATATTACTGCCATGATTGACTCCTATATTAATGTTAAAAAGTTTAGAATTGTAAGATTGCGTAATCGTATCTTAGTGTAAGAGTAATGTCTGCAGGATCAGCAGTGTTTGACCAATCTAAATCATTAAAATTAGCGTTTACAATCCAAGTTCCCTTTAATGTCCACTCCTCTACTTTATCACCAACGGGTCCTAAAACATTGATAGTTACGTCTTTCTTATAGAAATCGGAATAACCATCTCTACCTGTTACGGACTCGTGACCTAATCTAACCCACTCCATTACGGCTTGTGCTCCACTCGGAACAATCGGGTCATATAAAGTTATTTCTAATTCTTCCCATGCTCCTTTACCTTTAACATATCGTTTGACATTGATGTGGTCAAGTTCGATAGTTTCAAAGGCAATTGAAGGTCTGTTAGCTGTCTTAATAAGATAAGCTGGGATTCCCTCAATGTAGATGATGTACCGATTTTTCGTTTTCGGTTCAAACGGTGTAAACATTATCTCGGAAGGATCTAATAGTTCTGCCATTGTTAATCTCCAATAAATTTTTTTCTCAACTATAAATATCAGTTTTTATAAAAAACATCACATTCATTATTCATAGTTTTATAGAAGTTATATTTTAACCTCATATATAAATATACAAGGCAACAAAAAACCCCTCAAAAAGAGGGGCTTTTGTTTTATTAATCTATTGATTAAACTTACTCAGGAAATGCTGCTCCTGTAGGTTGTACTATGAAGTCCAATACAATAAACTCAGCTGTCCGTGTAGGTTGAATAAAGATTTGACCAACCAACTGATTTCTATCTACTACATCAGCTGTATTGTTGGTGTCATCCATAACAACTCTAAATGCTGACAACCCACTGTTGGATTGTACTGATTCTAAGAACGGATTCACTATGTTTAAGAAACGATTTCTCGTTCCTGCTGTATTTTGTTCGAATACCAAGTACCTACTTGAAGATGCAATAAACTTTTTAAGTTTAATTAACAATCTACGAACATTGATTCTATCAAGTGCTGATGGTCTAGCTTGTAAGGTTTTTTGTCCCCACACACATACACCTTGACCAGGGAAAGAAGCGATTGGATTAACTCTTTCTTCATAAAGGTCATCCCTCTCTGAATGAGTCAATCTTGTTTGTGCTTCTAACACACTTGTCAATCCACCACGATTCAAACCTGCTGGTGCGAACCATTCGTGAGCTACTTTATCTGTGAATGCTATGATTCCAGGTAACACAACTGATGGCGGAACCCATACTGGTAATGATGTATTCCTATCAACAATCTTTACCCAAGGATAATAGGTTGCTGCGTAGTTTGTATCAAGTGTACTAATTGCTGCTGTTGCAGTTGCTATTGAATCACCATACTTAGTACAATCTACTATATAGAAAGCATCTCCTCTAGCTTCCATCTTAGAAATTGCATGATTTGTAATCTTGGAATGTAATCCATGAACTATTCCAGGAGTTACCAACATATTGATATCAAATTCATCAGGATTACTGATTGCGTTAATAGCTTTCTTATAAGCTACCGTACCACCAGTTGCTGAGGTTGAGATATCAAATCCTTGTGTGTTTGCACTTGTAATAGCATCACCAACAAACTTAGGTGCTGCTGGATTCACACTATCGAATCCACCTTGAAATGGAACAACGAACTTTCTCTGTTTAATATGAGAAAGAGCTAATGTTACCAATTCAGATCCAGTAGAAACTGTATCACCAAGTGTTGTTGCGTCTGCGTGTCCTAACATATCCTCTAAACTCATAGTAGTATTATTACCATTACCAAATGAATTAACTGGTGCTAAGTATTCGTTAGCATCTGCATTTTTGAAATCATGTCCATAAAGAACATTACTATCAAATTCATCTTGTGAATTCGTCTGCTGTGATTTAAATGTCCATGCTGGTAAGAAAGTATCTGCAGTTGGGTTTTGAATTGCTGAGTGTCCCATTGGAACTACAGATACAGGTACTTCATTATCTGCAATTGCTTGGAAATCAGATACATAAATGTACTTAGACATATTTGGCCAATCACCATTATAAGTGAGTTTACCATTTGAATCTATTGTTACATATCTATCACCAATTCTTCTTGCGAAGTAATTAGGACTTGTAGGATCGAAATTCAATCCATCCCATTGTTCTAAGATATTGTCTCTTGTTTGGTTATTATCATTTAAACCAGTTTGTCTTAACTGAAGTGAAAATGAACCAAAGTCACTACCTTGTATTGAACCCGCCTTTTTGATATTAGTGATTGCAACTTTATATAGTTGATTTACATCAGTTCCATGTGAACGAGATTTAATTTTAAACAAACTAAACCTTCCACCACTTACCAATTGTGATTGGATAGATGGTGTACAAGCGTTTTCATATGGTACTGCTAAATTATGAGTGCCAGCACTTCCTGTTATTGCTGCACCAGCAGTATATCCATTACTACTTTGTGCATATTTAAAGTTTTTATACAAATATGCCG